TTATATTTGCAGTCAGAAAACAATGGACCCGTAGCTTAATTGGATAGAGCACCTGACTACGGATCAGGAGATTGGGGGTTCGAGTCCCTTCGGGTTCACAAGCCTTTCAGAAATGGAAGGCTTTTTTTATGCATTTTCCCAAAATATATGTATGTTTGTCAAATATATTGTGCAATTATGAGTAAAGGCATGTTATATTTTTGCTACCAATTTGCTACCTGAGCGTGTTTTTTTCTCATTTTTGCTACCAGTTTGCTACCGAAAATATAAACATGCATTCTGGTAGCAAAAATTAACCTTTAAGACTATGAAAGACGTTGTTTATAAACTGATATTCAATAGAAAAAAGATAAAATTACAGCCAAACGAAACCTCCCTTATTCAAATTGAAGCGTACCTCAATGGAAAACGCCGGTATTTTTCAACCGGACAAAGAGTACTGAAAAGCCAGTGGTCAGAAAAAAATATGGTCGTACAGCGACATGAAAACCAAATTAAGATCAATCAGCAATTGCGAAACAAAATTGCAATATTACAGGCACGTGAACTTGAAGTAAAAGAGTTTGGGAAAAAGTTTACACTTAAAGATTTTGATGGAATAGCACTTGATGAGAAACGCCCTGACAACTTTATAGAGTTCATAGAGGCAACCTTTAATAAGATTAAGCATCAATACGCTGAAGGTACAAGGCTCAGCTATGAGTCTTTTATTAGGATTTTTAAAGAGTGGGGGCAAATGTCAGCCTTTGCTGACATCAGTTATGATAACCTTTTGCTCTTTGATAGATGGGTTCGTAGCAAAGTAACTTCACAGGCGACAATTTATAACTACCATAAAAGGCTCAAGGTGTTTATCCGTGCAGCTATTTCAGCCGGCAAATTGCCTTATTTAGCAAACCCTTACAATAAGTTTCAGCTAAGAAAGGGTAAAAGCCGTCCGAAATATTTAACTATAGAAGAGTTAACAGCTATTGAGAACAAAGAAATAAAGGTTGAAAGGCTTCAAAAAATCCGAGATGTGTTCGTGTTTTGCTGTTATACAGGATTCGGTTACAAAGAAGCAGAGAGCTTGGAACCATCAAATATCATTACACGTAATGGTCAGCAATGGATTGAAGTACAAAGGCAAAAGACCGATACTCCTGAGAACGTGCCTTTACTTTCAAAAGCCCGTGAAATAATTGACAGATATCGTAACTACCGGCCCGGCAAATTACTACCTGTCATATCAAACCAGACTATGAATGTTTACCTGAAAGAACTTGCTACTATATGTGAAGTAGATAAAAAGCTAACGACTCATGTAGCCAGGCATACCTTTGCTACAACCGTGACACTGCTCAATGGTGTATCTATTGAGGTCGTTTCAAAAATGCTTGGACATACAAACATTAAAACAACGCAAATTTACGCTGAAGTAATAAATGAACGTGTTGAAGAGGAAATGCGCCAAGTACAGGATAAGCTAAGTAGGAAAAATACGGACCTTCCGCCCGGAAGCGTCAAGCCGGTATAACTCCCCGTCTATTAACAGGATTATTTTGATATTATAGTTCGGTTGCGCCTTTCGTATTATATGAAGGCGTTTACTTGGGCTTAATTTGTTCATAGACACTCTCTGAAAATCTATCGTAAAAATCTTGCAAATACTTTAACTGCTTCTCAAGCTTTTCAATAATCTTTTCTTTATCCTCAATCCGGGCTTTGAGTTGATTAACCAAAGTAGACTGATCTAATTGTAGTAATTCTATCAAGGGAATCTTAAAATGTTCCGAGATTTTAAGAAGATGTTCAACTGGCATAGACGTTTTTCCGGTGAAATAGTTTGTGATTGTATTCCTGGAACAGCCTAATACGTTAGCAAGTTCACTATAAGACATATTTTTTTCCGTAAGCAAGCCAGCTATACGGTTAAGGTATTCAACCCTTTGAGCCATTTTGGTTGATTTTAAATTAAAATTTAAAGCTTAAGACTTTTATAATTGCACAATATATTTATCTTTGTAACCAATATTATGACATACGTCATAATTAATTGTGAAAGACTCATATTATTTTGTGTTAATTAATTAGCAATTTAGGCAATTTAAATTCAGTATGCAAAAAAAATTTTGTATAAGAACTAACAATACTATATAAGACACTGATTAACAGAAAGAAAAAAATAAGAATATGCTATGGAAAATATAATGATCGCAGTTGACAAGGCAGCCTTTGAGGATATGAACCGCAAAATTGACCTGCTAATGAAAGGCAACGAAGTAAATGATTTTGAAAGACCTATGAATGTAGAACAGGCTGCTCAGTTCCTTAGCATATCCCGGAGAACACTTTATGAATATATGAATAAAAGAAACCTGCCATTTCATAAGATGGGTTCTGCAACACGGTTTTTCCGGTCTGAACTTATTAACTGGTTAAAAGAGAGCTAAATGGAAACAAAGAAAAATACATATTTTTTAAAAAATGATGCTAAAATATTTGTTAGTTATTATCCGAATTCGTATATTTATTTGAACCTTTAAAAACTACAATTATGAATATAATTACATCCAAACCAGTTGATTTATTTGAAGTACTTAACGAAGCATTCTTTGCAAATATCTCAATTCCTGAGCTTCCTGAACCAAAAGTAGAACCGGCTGAAAAGCTTATACTACCTACCTACCGTATCAAAGAATATCTCATAAAGAATTTCACAGAAGAATTTGATCCTTGCAACATGATGGATGAATTTATTGGAGATTGTTTAATTGATTTCAAAGACGGTTCAAGACTTTACTTAGCCTATACGGTAGGCTTAAGCCCCTTTGAAGGCTGGGACTATAATGAAGACGCTGAAATAGCTTGTGCCTCCTTTTTGTCTTTCGATCTTGATGAAATGGTAGCATACAATAAGCATGAAGAAGAGATTGAAATAGATAGCATGCCGCTTAAAGATATTGAAGAATTATTAACCCTGACATTTGAAACGCTTATTAATACAAGATATGCAGGTTAAGACATTTGAACAAAAGTGTGAAGAGTGGGCTCAAGCCTTCAAGGATTGTAAAAACCTTGAAGAGCTTCAGCGTTTAGAAAGTACATTTATCCAGTTCCGCAACCTGAGCGTTTTGAATGGAGATATTGTTGACTGGTCGCACCTTAAGCCTATTATGTCAGCTTACAAACAGCAAAAACAAATATTAACAAACCTTTAAGACTATGATTAGTATTGAAAGTAACGAGACCTATCAGGAATTTAAAGCAAAGTACAACTTTGTTTCACCTTCCGACATTAAGGGGACTACGACCCCGGAAGAGTACCTTATAAAGATCAACAAGCCAAGAGAACATAAAAACTATTTTGACATAGGTACAGCTGCACACACCATGATACTTGAACCGCACAGGTGGAAAAAAGAAATTATAGTAGCACTTAATAAAGACTTTCCCAGCCCTGACAAAGTAAATAAGGACGGTTCTATTAACATGGTTGACTCCGGCAATAAAGCTCACATGAAAGCTTTGAGAGAGTCTAATCCGGACAAGGTTATTCTCATGGAGTCTTACTATAACAACGTCAAAAGAATGGCTGAGTCAGCAATGAGAGTAAAAGGTATTCAGGACGTTCTTAGCTTGCCTCTAAATGGTAAGGAAAAACCGTTAACCTCACATATTGAAAAATCACTATACGTTAAATACATATTCACGGACGCCGGTCACCTGATCGGAATAGAACCAGTTGAAAAAGGATACAGGCGGAAAAAGAGTGAAATACTTGTAGCAACACGTCCTGACCTTGTTAATCCAGCCGGGTACTACCTTGATGTTAAAACAGCCAGCACAATAGAACCTGAATCTTTTGCCAGGGATTGTGCCAGCCTTGAATACGACATTCAGGGAGCAATGGGATGCGACATAGCTTCAGTGTGCTACGGCTTTTCTGTGGAGTCCTTTTTGATACTTGCTATTGAGAATGTTTACCCGTTCCGGGCTGCACTTTACGACATGTTAACGGAAGATTTATTAGACGCTCAGAAGGTTTATTTAAGGCGTTTGAACATGCTCAGGGAGTCCTTTAACAGTAGACGCTTTGCAGGTTACGAAATTAATTCAACAAACGAATACGGACTTCTCACGTTACGCATGCCAACATGGTATAAACAAAGATCACTTAATGCAAAATTCTAACCTTTAAATACTACAATCATGGAAAATCAAAACAATCAAACAAGCACTCAAACAAGTAAAAAGACACCGGCTAATTTAACAGCGGCGCAAATATTCAAGCGTGATCTGAATAAGTACGAAAGCGTTGTAGCTAAGCTACTCGGAGAAAAAATGTCAGCGGAAAAATTCATTTCTATTGTTGACAATGCCGTTCGCAAGACTCCGAAGCTATTAGATTGTGACCGGGCAAGCCTGTTCGGAGCTATACTTACTTCAGCAGAAATGGCACTTGAGCCAAATACGCCGGCTGGTCTGTCATATATCATTCCTTATAAAAATCAGGCTCAGTTTCAAATAGGTTACCATGGAGTTATTAACCTGCTTTACAGAAGCAGCAAGATCGAAAAAATAATTTCCGAAATGGTCTATGAGAACGATGAGTTTGACAGGTATATGGATGACTCAATGAACTGGCGGTTCAAGTTCAGGCCGGCAACAGGTAACCGGGGTAAAGAGGTCGGAGCATTCGCTATTGTTCACCTCAGAGATACGACGCCCGAATTTAAGTATATGTCAATAACTGAGCTTGAAGAGATAAAGAAAAAAAGTCAGTCACCTCAAACATACGATAAGGAAAACGACCCTCAAAGGTGGATGTACCGCAAGGCTGTCATAAAACAGATAGCAAAGCTTTTGCCAAAAGGTGATGACACGGTTGCTATAACTAACGCCCTGAACCTTGACAGTATGCTGGAAGGTGGAGCTACCGTAACAATGGAAACAGATGGAAAAATAACGATAAACAAGTCTGAAAACAATTATAATGAGGTGTCCGAAGATAAGCTTCACAAATACTTTGGTAAGAACGCAACGGACGCTGAAGTGGTTAACTAATAAACCCTAATAACATGAGCTTAAACAAAGTAATTTTAATTGGAAACGCAGGTAACGACCCAGAAGTAACTCATATAGATAGCGGTAGCGTTGTAGCAAACTTTAGCCTTGCTACTAACGAAACATACAAAGATAAGACGGGGGAGAAAAAAACAGTAACAGAATGGCATAGATGTGTCGCATGGGGTAAAAATGCTGAAGTGATTGAAGAGTATGTCAAGACAGGTCAGCTATTATACATTGAAGGGCGTATAAAGACACGGTCATATGAGGATAAGGAAAAAGCAACAAAGTACATAACTGAAGTATTTGTCAGTTCCTTTAAGATTCTTGGAGCAAAAAGGGACGGAGAGCCTAAGCAGGCAAAGGTGGAAGCCCAGGTTGAAGCAATAGACGAAATACCGCCTCTTGCTGATAAAGGAGACCTACCGTTCTAATCATGGACTTGTTCGTTATCCGCAGCAAAAAGAGCCTTCAGCAGTTTACGGAACTTTTAAAAGAGCGACGTCTACCCTTGAAGGTTATGTTGCAGACAATAGACCCGAAACGAACAATTAATGAGAATGACTACCTGTTCGGAATCGTTTATAAAATGATTGCCGAACATACAGGACAATCGGTATTAGCAGTACATGAAGCGTACAAGACTCTTTTCAATATCGAATACTCACCTGATAAAAACGGAAACTGGGCCCTAAGACTCAAAAGTACTACGACATTCAGCACAATGTCAATTATGGAATATGCTGAAAGAGTAAGAGCTGACGCACTTATTGACATGGGTATTAACATACCATTGCCAAATGAGTGTTTTGTTAACGAACTGGTTTTTAAGCATGAAATGTAAAAGCAATGAGCAAGTCAGAATTGACCGGGAAAATGATAAGACAAAAAAATACCTGCAGTACTCCTACCCTATCTGCATCTTTTGCGGTAGGCTATGCCGGAACGGAGACCTTGCCCATAAAGTACCCCGGTCATATACTTCAAGCCGGTGGTCACGTTTTGAGCTTCAGACTATGCGTCAAAACGTGGGACTTGCTCACCGGGAATGTCACGAAATTTACGATAACGACATGCAAGCGGCTAAACAGCTTCCCCGATATTATACAATCATGGAAGAGATCAAAGCCTTTGAACCGGAATATGCTGAGAGGCGGCTTTCAAGGTATGGATAGAAAAAATACTTTTTCGTATATTTTTTTACCGGCTTATTTGGCTGACAATGCCAGTATGTTAACTTTAAATGAAACCTTTAAAAACTACAATTATGGCTAAGCGGAAAGATTACTCACAAAGGCGATATATGCTGCTCGCCGAATACTATTGCACAAGGATAACACGAAACCTAGACCGTGCAATAGAAAACAAATCAAAGTCAAAAACGCGAATTAAATCTATTAGCATCAATGAAAGAGGGAATTGATTATTACAGTCATGATGTTGAGTCACATACTCACCCTAAGTTTGGAATGTTAAGAGGTCAGTATGGCTGGGCTGGAGAAGGTATGTTTTGGGCTTTAAACAATATGATAGCTAAGACAAAAGACTGTAAGCTGGATATGAATACAAAAATAAACCAGCAACACGTAGCCGGCACTTTCGGAATGACTTTCGCAGAGCTGGACAAATTTCTTGACTTTCTAGAAAAAGAATGTGACCTGATTATTAACGACGGTGGAATAATAACAACTGACGAAGTTCAAAAGGTCTATAAAAGAGTTATGACACGTCGGAAAAAGGATAAGCAGACTTATGAGCTTGCTCAATTAGGTGACCGGTTGAAGAACAGACCTGAAGAGGAAACCAATATTCCTGAAGAGGAAACATCAATTCCTGCAAAGGAAATGGAAGTTCCTGAAGAGGAAAAGAAAAAAATACTAATAATGAAAGACAAGCTTGCCAACTGGTACAAGTTTAATGAAATGAACCATTACACTCAGCTTGCCTACATTCACCGGTTCTTGATATTCATATACAAAAAGGATCAGCTCGATCACTTTATTAAGCAGTTCAAAGCTTACGTGGAGTACAAGAATGAGTCAAAGGAAAAGGTTCACAGCATGAAAAAGTTTCTCGGGGAAGAAAATAGGTTCATGGATGGAGCCTGGAACTCAATTAACTGGGAACAGGAACGGGATATTTACCGCAACAGGTTCGGTACTCCGGCGTTTGCTGTACAACCCAAAGAAGCAGTATAACCTTTAAAACTATAATTATGGATCAGACAGGAAAAATACCGCCTCAAGCAGTTGAGATAGAACAGATTGTTCTTGGTGCTATGCTTATAAGTGGTTCAGAAGTAACAGACAAAGTTACTCAGATAATAAGACCTGACGACTTATACAAAGAGTCTCATATTTTGATCTTTCAGGCAATACTTAAGCTTTACAGGGATAACCAAAACACGGATCTATACATTGTAAATGAAGAGCTGACGAAAAACGGGAATATTGAAAAAATCGGAGGCTTAAATTATTTAATGCAGCTAACGGAAAAGATCGTTTCCGTCGTGGGTATTGAGCAGCATTGTTACCTTATAAAACAAAAATCTATTGCCAGACAACTTATCAGGTTAGGGAATGATATTATACAGCAGTCGTTTGATGCTTTTGCAGATGTCGCAGACCTGATAGCTTTTGCCAGTAATGGTCTTGAGCGAATTACAGACTCAATTTATGAGAAGAAAACTGGTAATTCTTTTGCAGACTTTATAAAACAATCCATAGACGAATATAATCAGAGGGACGAAGTAGCCAGAAGAGGCGGCTTGCATGGAGTGCCTACCGGAGTACATAAGCTTAATAAAATATCCGGCGGCTGGCAAGGTGGAGAGCTTACTATCATAGCAGCCCGCCCGTCGATGGGAAAAACAGCCTTTGCTCTTCATATAGTTAAAACCGCTGCACTAAACGGCAACTGGGTGAATATCTATTCACTTGAAATGAGAGGTGTTAGACTTACAGATAGGATATTGACCGGTCAGGCTAACATAGATCCTTCAAAGTTCCGTGACGGTTACCTTGACGTTGGAGAAAAAGATCAGTTAAAGAACGCAAGTGAACAGCTCAAAGACTTACCGGTATTTATTGACGACAATCCAATGACGAACATGGAGTATATAAGGGCAAGGTCACGGATACTAAGGCGTAAAGGTCAATGTGATATGATTGTTATAGACTACCTGCAGCTTATAGATAATGATGAAACCAGTACAAAGGGACGCAACCGGGAACAGGAAGTCTCGGAAATGTCACGTAAGGCTAAGCTGTTAGCCCTTGAACTAAATGTACCGGTTATTCTTTTGTCACAGCTTAACAGGGCGTGCGAGTTAAGGGGCGGACTGAAAAAACCTGAGCTTTCAGATCTCCGGGAGTCCGGAGCAATAGAACAGGATGCAGACAATGTTATTCTCATGTGGAGAGGCGAACGTTACGGAATAATAGTTGACGAAGAGGGTAACAGCATTAAGGGCAAAGGAGAACTAATTGTTGCAAAACAACGCAATGGTTCAATAGGTACAGTCTTTTTTGGATATAATGAAAGCCTTACACGAATATATGACTGGTACGATCCTTCAAAAATACCGGTTGAAGCCGGTGTAGATTTATTCCTTGAGGACGCAAATATTGAGCCTTTGACTCAGCCGCCTTTAGGGTTAACAGACCCTAACCCAAATACCAACTTTAACAATTTTGAAACTGACAGAAAATAAATCCAAATAGTATGAGTATTACACAATTAAGAATCCAAAAGGCACAGCTTATCGGTGACTTTATTATGTCAAGCTGGTCTGAAGAAGAGATTAAAGCATTATTGAATATTGCTACCGATGAAGAAGGCTTCCTTGAATGGAAAGCAAAACCGTCTTTGAATTTTATCTTTAAAAAAGTATGTAGATACTTCGAACTGTCAGAATATCGTGTAGCTTCAAAAGCCCGAACCTGGGAGACTGCTTACCCCCGACATGTATTCGCTTATCTTGTTTTAAAGATATACAATCCTGAAGCCCTTAAAGAAACGTCCGTCATAGGCTATAAAGAAAAAGTAAAAGCTGGTATTCGTCGCGCAATAGCTAAGATTATAAACCGGGAAGGTCCGTCGGTAAATAACTCTATTAAAGTGATAGAAAACTTGATTGATACCAATAAGGTTGTTAAGGCTGAACTAAAGTATATTGAGAACGAATTATATAAGGAATTTCTTAATGGGCAAAATTAAAGTATATAATTTATCGAAGCTTCAAACTGCAGACTTTGAGCTATTTCAGGAATTGCAGGGTGACTTCAAAATAACAACCCCTGAGAAGATTGACAAGCTAAAGACCCGGATAGTCAACGCCGGCTTCAAGTATGCTTTTCAAGTATGGAAAGACCCGGAAGGTCTGTTATGGATAATAGACGCTCATCACAGGCGTAGAGCTCTGAAAGAACTCCGTGATGAAGGCTACGAAATACCAGAAATACCTTATGTACTGATACAGGCCAGAGGTAAAAAAGAGGCTGTTCAGGAAATAGCTTTTGCTAATTCACATTATTCAGAGATCAACCCGAAAGCTATGATATTTGAAGAGTACGAAATTACTGAGGACGACCTTGAGCTTGCCGAGCTGGGAAACTTCAACTTCAGTAACAACCTCAGCAATTCACTTGAAGTACATGGGGATGACTCAGGAAACTCAAAAGGGCTTGACCGGTTAACATTTGCCGGGAAGGTTGTATTTATGACTGAAGATGAAAAAGAGGCTCTTCTTGAGGTATATAATAACTACCTGAATGAAGCAGCTACAAACTACGGTTTTGTCAATCATTTATTAAGCCTTGAATAATGTTTGTGCCGGAGTACGATATAATGAAGGTAAAACCTGCAATATATAACCCACGTTACTTAAGTGACCATGCGTTCTCATTATTGCAGCAGTCCCTTAAAAAACTGGGAGTGCTTAAGCCTATCATAGTCCGTGAAGATAATACCATAATTGCCGGTCACCAACGGACAAAGGCAATGCTGGCACTTGGAATAAAAGCAGCTCCGGCATTTGTAATAAATGGCATTAATAAAATGGATGAAGTACGCTTCAACCAAATGCACAATGCCAGTGACGCTGAACTTAATGAGTTATACAGTACGGTAAGGATAACCGGCTCAGTACCGTTGGGTTGGTCTTGGGTTGACTCAAAACAGATTGAGGTGGTAAACAAAGGCAAACTGGTAAAGTTGCTTAAAGCGGAGCTGAAGCTGTTAGCAAGATACGGAGACTGGGGAGCAGTCGTTGCAGATCAGGACGGAAATGTAATAATCTCACCTGAATATGCTATTGCAAGTAAAACACTAAACCGCAAATTACTTGTTTACGGTATCGAAAACAGCAAAGTCAAAGATGTAAAGTACTATTTCGGGCAAGATTATGGAGTTTTCTCCTACCAGCATCTTGATAAAGATACCTTCATTCAAACCCTTGCTCAAAAGTCAAGGTTAAGAGATGCTAACCAGAGAGGCGGAAAAAGTGTGCTTTATGAAACATGCGTTATTCCGGGAATAAACAAACAGCAAAGAATTTTGGACTTCGGTTCAGGCTGGGGCGACTATGCAAAGATGCTAAGGCGCAAAGGTTACAGCATAACAGACCTTGAATTTTATCGCCGGCATAAATCTGTAAATGCTATTAACGTGGACTGGGTAAACATGCGAATAAGTGACATACTTGAAGATATTCAGGAAAATGGTCTTTATGATGTTATAGTCTGCGACTCAGTACTCAATAGTGTGGACAGTCTTGAAGCGGAAAAGAGCGTAATGATAACGCTCAACGCTTTTTGCAAACCTGGTGGGATAGTTTTCTGGTCAGGTCGGTGTAAGGAATTTGTATCGCATACCGTCGGGGATAAGTCAGAATTTGACTCAAGGCCGGAGAAGGGAACAGTCTCGGAAGATGAAATGACTATGCTGTACTTCTTTGATGAAAATAACTTCACAGCTAACTACCGTGAGGGTCGCTGGTTTTATCAGAAGATGCACACCTTTGAACAGGTACATGAGCTGAACCGGAAATATATCGGTTCTCAATACAGCTTAACAGGTAAAGGGCGTAACATTGAAAGACCGCGGCAAATGAAAAACACGTCAAGCTTTCAGGTCACTTCTATAAAGGATGTTGAAATAGATGCACAGACTGTAAAAGAAGCCCTGAAATTTGAGTTCTCATTGATCTTACCTAACGGTAATAGATATAACAGATTTAACGACGTATGGAACGTATTTAAACAATATTATGAAAATTAAAAGACTGGACATAGAAGCAAGCTTCAGGTATTTTTGGCTGAAATACATTGAAGATTTTGACCTTTCAAACCATTGTGCTAGGGCTTTCATAGGTAAATATGAAAAGAACCTTAGTATAGGTCTAATCTTACCCGAGTCTGAATATTACTATATGTGTGGAGTCTCAAGCCCTTACATATACAACAACAATTTTCACCTTGCTTTCCGTCACAAAGAGGGTTCAGAGATTAAAGTAAAACGCCACGGTGTAAAAGTATGGATAACCGACGCTGAAGAGATTGAGATAACTCCTTTAATGGAAGGGGAAGCTCATCACCCTAAAGGGAAATATAAAGAGTTTTATACATGCCGGAACTGGCAGTTTGCGTATCAAATATCAAAAGGAAAGGAGAATTAAGAAATGACGTTTATAAATATAGCAATAGCAGCTTCAGTAATTCTTTGTATAGGCTTTGCTCTATACGGGCTTTATACGTTTGTTGATAAGATCAAAAAATACATTGATTAAAGTGAGAAAAGAGATAGCAGAGCTAAAGAGTATTCAAATACCGATAAAGCTTCTGGATAATAAAACAGAAGAGTTACGCAATTTAGGTATTGAGACGGTTTCACCAAATGTTCTCAAGCCTTTTATATTCCGTACTACAAGCCTTGATGGTTTCTGGACTGATGAAGAGAGCAAGGAAATAGTCTTTTATGTAGGTGGATTTAGCTTTGTAACACCTTATTCTCAGAATACCTTGAAATTGTTCAATATCATTTTAGGTAAAATACAATAGATATGCCTGCAGCACCGAAATACGATAAAAGAGAGAGGGAGAAAATTGTTCGTAAGATCAATGAGAAATATGCAACCGGTAAATATCCTATTGTTGTATGCTGTGATCATTTCGGCATAACATACAAAACCTTCAAGCGGTGGGATAAGGAATTTTCAAAAGTACCACGGAAAAAAGCTGAAGGTACAACGCAAGGTACAAAAGCAAAAAATGATACTGATGAAAGTACAACAAAACCGAAAACTTATGCAGACGCAAAGGCTGAGGCTCGCAATGTACGCCGGAAAGCGTTACGTGAAAGAGCTTTGACAGCGTTGGAGTATCATTTGGAAATACAGGAATATGAAGAGAAAAAACAAATAGCAGAAATAGGTTCAGATGGCAAGCCGGTAACGAAAAAAATTGAAGTTACACGCAAGCGTAAAGAGCCTAATCCGATGTTAACACGTTTTACATTAACAAATGTTGATCCAGAGAACTTCAGAGAGAGTCAGAAGATCGAACACTCCGGGGAGATAAGGACTTTAACAGACCTTATCATGCAAAACCGGGAGCGAATAGAGAGAGAGCAGAATGAAGATGCTGGACAAAATAGCGAGTAATGAACAGCTATTGGAGTTTTATTTACGGTGTAGAAAAGACTGGAACTTATTTGCCCGTGAATGGCTTGATGTTCGTTTAGATAACGATCAGCAAGAGATACTTCATGCAGTACAAACTAACCGGCGTGTTTCAGTACGCTCAGGTACAGCACGGGGAAAAGACTTTGTTGCGGCGGTTGCTTCCGTAGCATTTCTTTTTCTTAATATTCCTTCAAAAGTAATAAATACAGCTCCTACCGGGCGTCAGGTAACAGCTATTATGCTTCCGGAGATTGCAAGGCTGTATAAGAACGCTCAGAAAATTGGAGGGCTGGGAGGTCGCCTTATGGCAGATGGGATACGGTTTGAAGAAGATCGCACCTGGTATTTGATGGGATTTAAGGCGGATGATAAAAATACTGAAGCATGGTCAGGCTTCCATTCACCTAACCTTATGGTCGTGGTAACAGAAGCGTCAGGGATAGAACAACAGACGTTTGATGCTATTGAAGGGATCCTACAGGGCAACTCAAGGCTTGTCATAGTGTTTAACCCTAATAACCTGAAGGGTGAAGCCTACGAGAGCGCAAGGTCGCCTCAGTACAAGTCTTTCAAGCTTAACTGTCTTGACAGCCCTAATGTTATAGCCCGGAAAATAGTTATACCCGGTCAGGTTGACTATGACTGGGTAAATGAGAAAGTACTGAAAAAAGGTTGGACAATGGAGATCCACCCTTCTGAAGTTGACCCGACGAAGTTTGACTTTGAGTGGAACGGTAAATATTACAGACCCGGTGACCTGTTCCGTGTCAAGGTATTGGGAGAATTTCCGGAAGAGGACTCAGGCGGTCTTATTCCTTTAGCATGGATTGAGCAAGCTAATGACAGGTGGATAGAGTACACTAAAGGCGGTTTCCGGGAAAGTACTCCGGTAAGACTTGGAGTAGATGTAGCCGGCATGGGAACAGACAATTCAGTTATCGTTGATAGGTATGGATTTTATGTTAAAGGCATTCATATTGTGCCGGTTGCTTCAAAAGATACTATTCACATGCAGGTAGCCGGGCAGGTTAAACAAGCCCTGTTTAACGGCGGACAGGCTTTTATAGATACAATCGGAGAAGGTGCGGGCGTCTATTCCAGGCTTCGTGAAATGAAAGTGCTTAATGCTTATTCATGTAAAAACTCAGAGAACGCTAAGGGGCTGTATGATGCAACCGGTGTAAGGAAGTTTACTAATATGAGAGCTTATATGTACTGGGCTTTGCGTGACGCCCTTGACCCTTCCGGAGATATTAAGCTTATGCTTCCTCCTGATGATGAACTCAAAGAAGAGCTATGCGAAATTCATTACATGATACAATCCGATAGCAGAATAATACTTGAACCTAAAGAAGATATTAAAAAGAGACTGGGACGGTCACCGGATAAAGCTGACGCCCTGTCAATGACTTTTTACCCTGAAGCAAGGGTAAATGAAGAACAACCGTATACAGGCGAATACCTGACAAAAGAGGATTTTGGAATTTTTTAAATAGATGAGAGATGAACTTAGAAAAGCTTAATAGTTTGACAACGGGAGACATTGCTGATAAATGGAGCGACGTAGTAAAAACTTATGCAACGGAAGACAAGGATCGATATGAAAACATAGATAAGTACATAAAGGAATACGACCTTCTGCATTATGTACTCGAAAACCCTGACAGGGCTGATGCAATAATAGGTTCAGGAAACAACAAAAGGGTTGTCAAAAAGGCTAAGTTGCTGATTTCTTTTCAGAAGAAGATCACAAACCTTGCAGTTGCTTTTCTCTTTGGCAGACCTGTTCGTTTAATTGTTGACAAACGGTCAGAAACTTTTGATGAAGAGCTTGCCGGGTTAAAAATTATTCAAGATATTTGGCGGTCTGCCAAATTAAATTACCATGATAGGCAATTAGCAAGGCGTTTATTTATAGAAACGCATGTGGCAGAATTGTTCTATGTTGTTAAGACTCCGGAAGAAGGGAATAAAATAAAAGTAATGCTTTTAAGTAGAGAAAATGGGGACATATTAGTACCTCATTTCGACAAATACGGCGACTTTGACGTATTTGCCAGAAAATACAAGGTACTGGACGACGAAGGAAAAGAGAACGAAGCTATTGATATCTATACAGCCAAAACGATAATCAAAGCTATTAAGCTTGACGACTGGCAGTTCACAATAGATCAAAACCTTGTCGGTAAAATTCCTGTTATCTATTATTCTCAAGACGCCGCTGAATGGACGGACGTGCAAACCCTTATCGACAGGCTTGAAGATATGATAAGCAAAAACGCTGATACTAACGACTATTTTGGCAGTCCGTCAGTTAAGGTGAAAGGTAAAATATCTAATCCTCCGGGGAAAGAGATTCAAGGTAAAATGTTTCAGTTGGAAGGCCAGAATGTTGAAGGTCGCATAGAGTATGGAGATCTCAGTTATTTAACCTGGGATCACGCCCCGGAAGCTATTAAGCTGGAATACGAAATACTTAAAGACCTTATATATTCGCAAACATCAACGCCTGACATTTCATTTAACAACCTTAAAGACATAGGCAATATGTCAGGTATTGCTATGCGTTTCATGTTCTTAGATGCAGCCTTAAAGAGTCTAAACAAGCAGGAAATTTTCGGTGAGGGGCTTGCCCGGAGAATAAACCTGCTTAAAGAAATGGTTTCAAAAGTGGCTGATGTTAAGAGTGCCAGGCAGCTTAACGGGCTTGACATTGAAATACAGTTCCAGGACGCCCTTCCGGAAGCAGTACGGGAAACAATAGAAATGCTGAACATAGCCACCGGTGGTGAAAAAATTATGTCAACAAAAACAGCTCTTCAGCATAACCCTTTAGTACAAAATACTGAAGGTGAAATGGAAGAGCTTAACAGGGAAAGTGAAAACCCTAATGAGACCTTTATTCCTTAATATTAACTAATCCAGTAATCTCAAAATGTGCGATAAAAACATAAAAAAGAAAAAAAGGAGAGGTTCAAAAGAAACTCTAAGTCAGCTATTAGATTATCTAATAAAAGATGATAGGCTTAGTGCTTATATGTTAACTCAAAAGACATGGCGGCATAATAACGACTTTGCTCAGTTTGAGTCTTTAATACCGCATAAGCTATTGTCCTACGAGATAGTTGACGCTTATTTCATAAGCCTGAATTCCAAGGATTATGATGTAAAAATGAAGTATATGAATGTAATAACTAAAAACATAAAAGAAGCAAATATTAAGGCACGGTTGATACGGGAAGCGTCACCTTATACACCATGCATAAATGGAGAGTGGGGCGTTAATCCTATTTCAATGATTAAACAGGTTGAAGAGGGTAAATAGGTTGGATAATGGATTTTTCAAAGGATTTTGAAAAGCTACATTTACAAAATATTGCTTTTGGGGATAAGCAGGTCACAAAAATAATTCATCAGGTAAGTATAGAGCTTGCCAAGGAAATACAGAAGTGGTCACTTGTAGCTGGCGACTCTTTCTCAATACAGAATTACAAACCTTTAAAGAACAAGATAAACAGGATAATAGGAGAAATGAACTCGGACCTGAGCCTTTTAACTACGTCACAGATGACTAAGGCCTGGGCATTATCAAACAGGAAAAACGACTACCTTGCTAATCAGTACCTTGCAAATATCGGGATGACAGAAGGTATTAAGCAGACCTTTTTTCAGATCAATTCAACGGCACTTGACGCCTTTATTAACCGCACAGAGAACGCCTTTACAATAAGTGACCGTATATGGAGAAGTACAGCCGGCATAAAAGATGAGCTTGAAACATACGTAGGTCACGGGATAGCCACCGGTAAAAGTGCTCAAACGATAACAAAGGACGTGAGAGGGCTTTTAAAAGAACCCGATAAAGTTTTCAGGCGGGTAAGAGATAAGAACGGTAACCTTGTATTAAGTAAACCAGCGAAGGCATACAGGCCGGTAAAGGGCGTCTATCGCTCTTCATATAAGAACGCCTTACGATTAACACGTACTGAAACAAACATGGCATACAGGCTGAGTGATGCAGCAAGGCGTAAGCAGCTACCCTTTGTCACCGGCATAACCGTTCATCTGTCTGCAGCACACTCTCAGATAGATATATGTGACGAAATGCAAGGTAAATACCCTAAAGGTTTTCAGTTTTCCGGCTGGCATCCTAACTGTTTCTGCTACTCTACCGCAGACCTTTTGCCAAAGGAAAAGTTTATCGAAATGTTGGACGGTAAACCGGCTCCAATTAAATATTATCGCATGGGAGCTCCAAAGAGAGCTTTAACCTATCTAGCAAACGTAGTGGCAAAGAGTCCGAAAAGCCATTACTTTACTCAGGCCGAAGGCACGTTTAATGCTTCACTTACCGGCATGGCAGAAGGCGTAGAGCCTACGCTTGTAAACCTTAAACTACCTAAAGCAGCAAAGCCAAAGGTATTAAAGCCTGATTACGACATTTATGATGACTATGAAACAGCGAACGACGCTGTATATGACTGGTCTTATGATAAAGCCCCTCAAGCTGTTTTAGATAGTGTGAGTCGTTACACCGGAAGTCATTATAGTGATATTAACGACTTACTTAGAATACCTAACTGGACAGTAGGAAGGTCAGAAGTACGTATTCAACAGGTAAAAAAGCATGTTGATAATATAAAGCTAATGTATAAAGACGCTCCCAGGTACAAAGGGACAGTATATAGAGGTATGACATGGTTCGATGAAACAAGTAAGGGAGCTAAAGCATTACTACCAAATTTGAAAAAGGGTAATATTATAACTGATCCCGGATTTATGTCAACCACAACCAGAGAGGGAATAGCTAAAGGGTTTGCAGACTGGGACAGGTCAACAGGTGCACGGAAATTAAGAGTCGTGTTTGAAATAGATACTGAAAACGGCGTTCCAATACGTAACCTGTCACAGATTAGCAGCGAAGATGAAATATTATTAAATTGTGGTAGCTCATTTATCATAAAAGACATTGACGAAAAAGTGGAATCCGGGATAAAAAAAATAACTGTAAAACTAAAGGAACTATAATCATGGCATCAAAGACAAGTAAGGAGAGGTTCAAAGAACGTTTAATAGATCAGGACTCAAACCATTTAGTGTTTCCGCAATGTAACGACTGCAAGCATAACAACCGTGACGGCACATGCAAAGCTTTTCCTGATGGTATTCCAAAAGACATACTTACAGGTAAGATATTGCATAACAAGCCTTTTGCCGGACAAAAAGGGAAATATATATACGAAAAAGAATAATTTATGTTTTTATGCATTGTAAACAACTATGCTCTTATGGTAAATAACTCCGGGCCTTTTTTGTTGATAAATGATTTGGTCGGATATATTTTAGCACGTGAAAGTATAATGTACAATGCAATCGGGCATGAGCGAAATAAGGTGTAAAAAATGCGGCAAGCTTCTTTTCAAAGCCAAACAGTACAACCTTATGAATATTGAAATAAAGTGTCCCCGATGCAAAACGGTAAACGAAATAAAAAATGAACGAATAAAGATGACGGGTTAGGTTTTGTATTTTTTTCATAGTTTTTGTTTTAAGGATTAGGAATTAACAGTATGAGCAACATGAGTGCCATTCCATAACGGAGTGGCACTCTTTTTTTAAGTGAATTAAAATGTCAACAAAAGATAAGGCTGAGCCAAAAGTAAACGAAAAGAAAACAGAATATGCTGACGAAAGCGTGAAGGATATTCAGGCTAAGTCAGACAAAACAGAACGTGCACCGGAAGGTATTAACCTTTCAGGCATGATCGAAGGCTCAGAAAGCCTTAAAACGGCTGTGAAAAAAGATCAGAAAATAATCGAGATACATTTCCCTAAAGACGCAAACTATAATGACTGGGATTTAAAAACATTGTCCGGGGAGATAGTAAGGACTTATAAAAGCACTTACAAACGCTTTACAGTACAGTTCATCTTTTCCAGCCGTACACTAATAACAATAATATAAAAAGACAAAAATGGAAGAACTCATTAAAGCAGAACTTAAAAAGCAAGGGCTGTCAGAGGACTTAGTTTCAAAAATTACAGTTGAGAATGAAAGCGAAATTGAGGCAGCCGTGAAAGCATTTAAAGAGTCACAGAAAAAGAGCCTCGCTGAATTTCTCAAAGAGAACGGTTATGAAGATGACTTCAACCGTCACATCCAAAGTGAAACTGATCGCAGGGTCACTCAAGCTATTAAGACTTACGAAGAAAAACATCCACGGCCAAAACCACCGGAGAACAAAGAAGATGAGAACATGACTGAAGAGCAAAAAAGGATTAAAGAGCTTACCGAAACGGTTGAGAAGCTTACTAATACAGTAACGCAATTGCAGGACGGAACAAGAGTAAGCTCTTTAAAGACTTTAGCAACTGAAGCTATTAAAAAAGCTAAGCTTCCTGAGTCATGGGTTGATCGTGTAAACGTGGAAAAGGCTGAAGATATTGAAGGAGTCGTCGAACAATTAACTGAAGAGTACAATACTATTCAACAGTCAATTATAGACGAAAAACTTGAAAACGGTGGAGTTCTGAAGTCAAGTCCAGGAACAGTTACAGATAAAGAAATAGACTCATTTGCTGAGACCTTATCTGAAGAACAGTCTGTTCCAGTTGAGAAAATTTAGTTATTAACCCCGAAAAAAAGATTGATAAATGGGATTACAGATTTCAAGAAGTGAGGGAGTCGATAGTATCAACGTTTTTCAGAAAGTACTTGAAGACGTTGCAGGTGGTGCTGTTATAACAAGTTCAGAACTCCCTTCAGGCGGTTATATAGAGGCCGGAGCTTTTGTTTATTTCAACCCTTCAACAAGGGTAGCAAAAGTGGTTAAGACCGCAAAACTATACGCCGGTGCAGGAAATACCGACGTTGAATATCAAGTACCTAAAGGCCATGCTTTTAAGGTAGGTGATTATATAAGTCATACAGTTGGTGGCACAGCTTACGCCATTACTGAGATTGACGACTCTAATGACAATTATGACGTGCTGACAGTGGGAACAACCCTGGGGGAGACACTTACTGAAGGTGATGTTCTTTATGAGTCCGGAGCAACAGGTGCTTCAGCCGGAGCTTATAAATATACGGCTAGCGGCATTCTGAAAAACGGTTTCAAAGTAGCTGCTAACACAGCTATTTCAATTGTTGTACGTGGTACGGTACTGGAAGGCAACCTGCCTTATGGAGTGACAGATGCAATTAAAACAGCCCTTACCTCAAGGGTTCGCTTTGCATAGTGGATTAATGTTTAATGAGATAAAAGAATAAAAGAAGATGGAAAGACAGAGTTTGCTTAAAGAGATAGGTACTAATGCAAAGCTTCAGTATCTTATTGACCGTACAAAAGACAGGTATCGTCCTATTATATGGCCGAACTTCTTTGCATGGAAGCCGGTTACAAGTATAACTTATGAAACCTTGATCGGTGAAGCTGGAATAGGTGCAGCCGCTTCAGTTGTTGCATATGATTCTGAAGCTCCGCTCAGGACACGCAGGCACGTTAAGAAGCTGACAGGTGAAATACCTTCTCTACGTGAAAAGTTCAGAATGGGAGAAAAAGAGCTTCAGGATTATATTGCTATGTCAGCCGGCATTAACGGTGACGCTCAGGCAATAATGAAGCTTATATTTGATGACGTTAAACTGGCAGCCGAAGCACCTCATAAAAGGCTTGACATATTTGCACTTGAAGCCATTTCAACCGGTGAGATTACCCTGAGCACTACAAACAATCCCGATGGTATTGTTACTGAAGAAGCAATAGATTTTGGTATGCCTTCAGCTAATAAAATCGGAACAACAGGTGCAATATGGTCAGCAGGTGGGTCAACCGCCAAGCCTATATCAGACATAATGGCAATAATGGAACTTGCTGAAGCAAACGGACATAAGATTGACAAGATGCTTATGAGAAGGTCAACCTTTAACAACTTCCGTAAAGCCGATGAAGTGAAAGACTACGTTACTGGTTGGGCAGTTGGCAGAAATACTGCAAAGATTAATGTCAGCCTTCCACTGGTTAATGAGTTCCTGGCAGGTGAAGGGCTACCACAGATCGTTATAATTGACGCTTCAATAGGTATTGAAAAAAATGGTGTTATAAGTGCTTACAATCCGTTCGATCAATATAATGTAGCTTTTGTTCCTACCGGTTCACTTGGAGATATGCTTAATGCTCCGATAGTTGAAAAAACCTTCCCACAGAAGCACGTTCTCTATGCAAATTATAATAACGTGCTGGTTAAGAAGTGGGGTTCAACTGACCCGGTTAGTGAATTTACAGGTTGTGAGCTTAACGCCTTCCCTTCATGGAAAACGGTTAACGCTTGTTACCTGCTAAACACTAACAATACTACAACCTTTGAATAGGATATAGTCAATTAAGATAAAACCCTTGAGCCATGACTATAAAAGAAGCTTTGCAAGGCATGATTACGGTTGAAGTTGATGACTTCCTTATTGAAAAAGCACTAACGGACGCTGAATTAAGTGGAAACAAAGAGTATAGTGCTGAAGATCGTGAGAATGTAGAGTTATGCTACGCAGAGCTTCTTTTATTCTTAGCAACGTCGTCTGACATTTCCGAGGGTAGCCTGAGTATTAAGTACAAGCCTTCACAGCTTTTGGCGATGAGAGATAAGATACTTGTCAGGTGGGGACTTAAAGAGGGCTCAAATATTACAGGTGTTGAGTTATGGTAAAACGTTACCCACATACAGCTACATTCACCCTGCAAGGTAGTACCTCAAAGGTAAACGGACGTACTCAGGAAGGTACTCAACCGTCTTTTACCCTTAAAGTAAGGTACGAACCTTCCGGGGCTGGTAGTTATGTCACGAACTCTTCAGGTAACATGGTTAAGCTTTCAGGTGTGCTATACGCTAAAGAGCTACCTCAAAAGGTTACTGAAAACGACGAAGTGACAGTACTGGAAAGGATGTATAAAATACTCCGTGTACATCAGTACCAGAATAATGTAGCTATATGGGTTTAGTTCCTTTATTTAATATTAAAGACATAGATCGAAGCTTCGATAACTTTTACAAAGAGGTTGATAGCAAAGAACTTGAAGTCTTAAAATATATTGGAGAAGCTTTTGTCAATGAAGCCAGGTCTATGCAGACCTACAAAGACAGGACAGGCAACCTGAGAAGTTCAATAGGATACCAGATAGCCCATAAGGGCAAAGTAGTATTCGGGGACTTTCAAGGCACACCGGAAGGTCAGCAAGCTGCTAAAGAGGTTGTAAAAGAAGTATTGTCAAAGGAAAGAACGGGTTTTGTCTTAATAGGTGTGGCAGGAATGAATTATGCTTATTACGTGGAGTCAAAAGGGCTTGATGTTATCACAGGATCGACTCAAAAAGCGGAAAAGATGATGCAGACAATAGTTAAGAAATTATGACAACCAGTTTTGAAGTAGCCGACAAGTTTTATTCTATTCTGAATGTTTCGTCGTTAACAGACGAAATACAGATTTATCTTGACCGACGTCCTACTGACCTGCAAGAGGAAAGCGTCACAGTTATTCCGCTTACAAACCAGATCGACAATATTCAGAACGGTTACTTAAATATTAATATCCACGCTAAAGATAATTCCGACGGTACACCTGACTCAACAAGACTGCAAGCCTTGACAACCTTAGTTAGAGCAGCCCTTGATGATTATGCTTCCGGAGCGACATATTTTGCCTTCCGTGTAACTAATCAGGAGCTATTAAGTGATGAAAGAGGTTGGTCTTATGTTAATCTAAGAATTGAATTTTTCACAGAATAAAATGCTAATAAAATGAGTGCAAAAAGTATAGTAGGTATTGAAAAGATTGAAATGGGCGATTGTGGAGCTGACGGTGCAATGGGGCTTACATTAGCTGAACATGTACTGATTGAGCGTGACAGCGTTCTTTTAAAGATGGATGAACCGGGAAAGACCGACCTTTATGTTGAAGGTTCCGACAGTCCTTTTCTGGTGATCCCCGACCCTAACAGGGTAAGGGCTTTGGAATTTGCCTTAAGAGACATGGAAGCTGCAACGCTTGAAAAGCTTTTCGGTGGAACAGTAGCTACGGACACATGGTCAGCCCCGGCGAGCGAAGCTCTGATAGAGCAAAGCGTGAAGGTGACTACCAAAGCAGTAACCGGTTATTACAGAGAAATATCTATTCCGAGAGCTTTGTTACGTGCAAGTATGAACGCTCCGCTTAAATCGAATGAAACAGCAACGGTTAAGGTGGTTTGTGACATACTTACTCCGTTTGATGGTTCAGGCACAGCCCTGTCACCTATACAGATAGCCAAAGTAGCTGAAAGTTAGGATTTTCTCTAATTATTTCTTTCATATGCCAGAGGGGTTAGGGTGTTAATCCTGCCCCTTTTTTCTTCAAGAATATGGATAAAGCTCAGGAAAAAACAATTAATGCAATACTTCAGGAAGGCGTTGATTTTTATATCACGGTAAACAAACCCGGCCTTTTACATAAGCTTAAGATCAAGCCCGTCAAAAGGGAGTTTGTAATATACCCTTTAACGCTGGGTACACTACTTAAAATATCAAAGATAGTAGCCGGCATTAAGCCTGTAAAGGAGGATGAACTAAAGTCACGGGAACGCTCATATCTTGATATTGGAGCAGAAGCGATAGTAGCAAATAAAGACGACCTGATAAATATACTTGCCATAGCAATAGTTAATCGTAAAAAAGAACCTTCAAGGGAACTTGTCAGATTTCTTGCTGATAATGTTACGCCAAATGAACTGTTTGAGCTGCTTAAGATCGTTATCCGGCAAATGAACGTCATGGATTTTATGAACTCTATCATCTCAGTCAAAGGGATGAGCCTAAGCAAAGCAGGGGGGATAATAGCCCCTGGCGATTCATCGGAAGCATAGTAAAACACTTCAGGTTTACTATTGATGAAATACTCTGGCAGATAAGCTTTCAGAACTTGATGCTTTACACGATGTCAATACCGAGCTATAAAAAAGGCGATAAGGTTGAAGAATTATCACATGACGAACTAGATAATTTAATATGAGATGGCAATAGACGTAGGAAAATCATTATACTGGAAAACCGGAATTGATAATACAGGACTTCAGAGGGGAACAGCTCAGGGACTTGGTATTTTGAAAGGCTTTGCCGGCAAGGTTACCGGCATGAATCTTTTTGGCGGGTTAACTATTGCAGCCGGAATAGCTTTCGGAGCAATGTCAGTAAATGCTTACCAGTTTGCTAAAGACTATGAAACGGCAATGCTGGAAGTAAAAACCATTTCCCAGGCCGTTCAGGATGATTACGAAGGTATGGCACAGGCGATAATAGATTTATCAGCCAGAGTGCCGGATAGTGCTGAGCAGCTTGCTAAAGCTTATTATCAGATCGTTTCAGCCGGTTACGATGGAGCAGAAGGATTACAATTGCTTGAGGCGAGCTCAAAGGCCGCAGTAGCAGGTGTATCCGATACGCTAACAGCAGCAGACGGACTGACGACAATACTCAACGCATGGAAGATTGAGGCTAAAGATGTAAACAGCGTTACTGATAAGCTCTTCCAGACTGTTAAGCTGGGTAAGACAACCTTCGGAGAGATATCAAGTGGCATTGCACAGGTTGCAGCCCTTGCTTCTTCAATGGGTGTAAGCTTTGATGAAATTTCCGGAGCAGTAGCTACACTTACAAAGCAAGGGGTACCGACAGCTCAGGCATTTACTCAGATACGCTCCTCTCTTATATCTATGTCGGAGGTTCTTGGTGACGGGTGGAGCGATATAATGACTTATCAGGAAGGCTTAGCTAAGGTAAGGGAAATGTCAGGTGGAAGCCAGGTTGCGCTTCGTGAAATGGTAGGCCGGGTTGAAGCTATGAATGCTGTACTGGGAATGACAGGTACTAACGCTCAGATGGCAGCCGACGACCTTCAGGCAATGGCAGAAGCAACGGGAGCAGCCGGTGACGCTTTTGAGATAATGGCGCAAAGTGCTGATAACCAGCTTAAGATATTCCAGAACAAGCTAACAGCAAT